TGGCATGGCTGATGACAGTGATATACAGCTCTGTGCCGTTGGCGTATCTGTGCGGCATCTATCCCTATTCATCATGGCCCACCATCGCGGCCAATATCATGATCCTTGTTGTGCTGCTGAGCGTTAGAGGCAATGTAGCGCGGCTGGTTGATGTACTGAGGCACTAATGAATCAAACACAATTCCAGAAGGCGGCTGGTATCAGCGCCGGGTTAGCTGCGCGCTGGTTTCCGCATATTACAGCCGCGATGAAAGAGTTTGGCATAACAGCATCTATCGATCAGGCGATGTTCATTGCCCAGGTAGGGCATGAAAGCACGGGATTTACCCAGCTTGTTGAAAGCTTCAATTATAGCGTGGCCGGGTTGAATAGTTTTGTCCGCGCCGGGCGGCTGACGCAGGGTCAGGCTAATTCGCTCGGCCGCCGTCAGGGTGAGCCCTCTTTGCCACTGGAGAGGCAAAGAGCGATCGCCAACCTGGTGTACAGCAAACGCATGGGGAATAACGGGGCAACAGACGGCTGGTTTTACCGAGGGCGTGGGCTCATCCAGATCACCGGCCTGAACAATTACCGCGACTGCGGGAATGCTCTGAAGATTGATCTGGTTAAACAGCCTGAATTGCTGGCCCAGGATGAGTATGCGGCGCGCAGTGCTGCCTGGTTCTATGCCTCACGCGGCTGTTTGCGTTATCCCGGTGACCTTGCACGCGTCACGCAGATTATCAACGGCGGACAGAACGGCATCGATGACCGGCGCGCCCGCTTCCTGAAAGCAAAAGCGGTACTGGTGGTGTGATCATGGGAATCGAAGCTATCGCGGGGCTGGTGGTTGTCATCCTGGGTGCTATCGCTGGAGCGTTCGGCATCGGCCATGCTCGCGGGACCAGTAAGGCGGAAGCCAAAGCCGATCAGCAGCGTACCGAAGAGAAGGCCGCCGCCACCGTCGCCGCGGCAGAACGTAAGGCGGAAGTTGTGAAAGAGACAAGCGATGTACAGGAAGACGTTAAGCGTATGGGCGATGACGATGTTGATCGCGAGCTGCGCGAAAGATTTACCCGCCCCGGTAGTCGTTGATACGGCCTGCAGCTGGGTGCGGATCATCTACCTGACTGACCACGATATCGACGTGCTGGATAAGCAGACCAAGCGTGACATCCTGGCGCAAAACAAATCAGTGCAGGCTAACTGCCCGCAACTAACCGGCAGGGTTACGCGATGACCAAGGCAAAGAATATTGAATTTCGACTGAGCAAACTTGAGAAAGGGCCAGACGAGAACGTTCTGGCCATCATGGAGATAAGGTCGAGAGCTATTGCAGGTAGCTTGCTGAAGCAGATTTCCTGCCAGGCGTTGAAAGATCGATAATGTCAGTGAAGATTGCCTTGTAGGCTTTATTTAACTTCTCAACTGTTTTCGGGGTGATATCACTCGTAGGCGGCGCGTCGATACCATCCATTAATTCTATTTCAGCAAATTTTTTCAAAACCTGAAGGACACTCTCTTTTTGTTCTTCAGGCATCGTTTGCACAATAAAAGCAACAACGTTTCTCAGCGCCAGGAGTTGAGCATGAGTTACATAGTAATGATCGATCATATTTTCATTCCTGTTCTGTTGAACTCGGCGATTTAACAGTATAGCGGAGAAATGTTGCCCGCTACTCTGTGGCAACTTTCAATCGTGATGACTGACAATAGCGGGACTTTTTNNATGCCCGGAACGGAGTATCTATGAAAGAACGAAAACTCGTAATTGAAATTGATGACAACGCCATTGATGCAGTAATCGAAAAGGTTCGCCTGCTCAAAGAAGAACTGAGAAGCCTCAGCCTGCCGATCAACATCTCTGACGCAGTGCCTGCAGCATTAAAGCCAGAAGAGGAAAGGAACACGCAGGATGCCCGAAGNCGTATTCCTTAGCAACCTTGATGCCGAAATTACTCAAGCTTGGTCATCATTGACAGAGCTTTTGAATATACGTCGCGACGCGACCTCCTCCGACTAGTTACTGCCGCCGTGCGGCATTTTTATTACCAGCAGCAGGCATTACAACAACCAACCGAAAAGGCTACGAAATGAGTGAAGCTAAACCGCAGGACGGCAGCACCGTAAAGGGATATCGCACATTAACCGCGGGCGACATTGAGCGCATGAACCGCCTCAAAGGTGTCAGCCGGCATTTTTGCAGTCTGCTCGATACAGAGCGAGGTGAATTGTTGGCTGTCCGTAATGGCCCGGCAATGTTAAGTGCTGAGCAGGCTCGGGAGATTGATGAAGCTATGCGCAGCCTGGCAATCGCCCGCACCAAAATGCAGGAAGCCTGTATGTGGGCCTGCCGTGCAGTCGCCCGTCCTGATGCAGATTGCTAATGCATTACAGAAGCTATTCAAAGTGAGTGGCTTCGATAATGTTCAGAATTCAGGGAAAACACCATGGCAAAACCGGACTGGGGCGAGCTTCAGCAACGGTTCCTGTCCGATCATGCCGCAACCGGCGTATCACCGAAGGATTGGTGTGAAGCGCAGGGACTGAATTACGCTACTGCCCGCCGATATATCAAGAAACCCACTGCGCAAACTGCGCAAAAACCTGCGCAGAAGAAATTGCGCACTGCGCAAAAGGAAAAGTGCGCAGAAGAGCTGGTGGATGGTGACGGACTTACCAGTCAACAACGTTTATTTGTCGCGGAATACCTGAAAGACAACAACGCCACACAGGCCGCTATTCGTGCCGGGTACAGTAAGAAGACAGCGAATGTGCAGGGAGCAAGGCTGTTAGCAAAAGTTAGTATTGCGCAGGCCATTGCGCAGCAGCAGAAAGCATCCATTGTGCGCACGCTTGGAAGTGCTGATGAAGTGCTTGTGCAGATGTGGCGCCTGGCCACCTTCGACGCCAACCAGCTATCACAGTATCGCCGCGGGAGTTGCCGTTACTGCTGGGGCTTCGGTCATCAGTATCAATGGCGCGATGCCGTAGAGTACGAAGAGAAACGCCTCGAGGCACTTGAGCGTAAACGTCGAGAACCTTTGGATGATGGCGGATACGGCTACGACCACACCAGCGCACCTAACCCGGAATGCCCCCGCTGCAATGGTGATGGAGTAGGCCAGCCTTTCTTCGCCGATACGCGCAAACTGGCGCCTGATGCAGCGCTTGCCTATTCCGGCGTGAAGCTCGGAAAGAACGGCGTGGAGATAACCGCTATCAGCCGCGAGCGAATGTTCGAGGCGGTGATGAAACGTCTCGGCCTGGCTGATAGTGAATTCGCCCAGCGTCTGCAGCAGATTGAAATCGAGCGCCGGCAGCTGGAGATCGACAAGCTCCGCAAAGAACTGGCCGCTGACCCGGAGGATGACGAACCAACGCCAGTTGCAATCAATATCAACGTAGTCGATGCACGAGTGAGGGAAGAGGATGGCGATAGCACCGACGCTTAACATCCCTCAGGCTAAATTCCTTGCGATGCAGTACAAGTTTAAGGCCTACGTCGCTGGCTTCGGTTCTGGCAAGACGTGGGTCGGCTGCGGTGGTATCTGCAAAGGGATGTGGGAACACCCCAAAATCAACCAGGGTTACTTTGCGCCAACGTATCCGCAGATCCGTGACATCTTTTATCCCACTGTTGAGGAGGTGGCCCACGACTGGGGGCTGAATGTCAAAATCAACGAGGGGAACAAAGAGGTCCACTTCTACGCGGGGCGCCAGTATCGCGGCACGACAATTTGCCGCTCGATGGAGAAACCGCAAACCATCGTTGGTTTTAAAATCGGTAACGCGCTGATTGATGAGCTGGACGTAATGCCCGCCAAAAAGGCGCAGTTAGCCTGGCGAAAAATCATCGCGCGTATGCGTTACAAGGTGCCCGGCCTGCGTAACGGAATTGACGTCACAACGACGCCGGAAGGCTTTAAATTCGTTTATCAGCAGTTCGCAAAGGCTGTACGCGATAAGCCTTCGCTCTCAACGCTGTACGGCCTGGTGCAGGCCTCGACGTTCGACAACGAAAAGAACCTGCCGGCGGACTACATCCCGTCACTGATGGAGTCATATCCGCCGGAGCTGATCAAGGCTTATCTCCGTGGCCAGTTCACCAACCTTACCAGCGGGACGATTTACCATCAGTTTGACCGTAAGCTGAATAACTGCAGTGAGGAAGAACAACCCGGTGAGCCGCTGTATATCGGCATGGATTTCAACGTCGGGAAGATGGCCGGGATTGTTCATGTATTACGTCTGGGGCTTCCATTTGCGGTTAATGAAATCGTGAAGGCTTACGACACCCCTGACATGATCCGCATCATCAAAGAGCGGTTCTGGCTCTACGACGGCAACGATTATCGCAAAGTTCGGGAAATTTATATTTACCCGGACGCTTCCGGCGATTCCCGCAAATCCAGCAATGCCAGCGCCACGGATATCGCTCAGCTTAAGCAGGCCGGCTTTAATGTGGTTGTTAATGCATCAAACCCGCCAGTGAAAGACCGCATCAACGCGATGAANCGCCATGTTCTGCAATGGTAACGGTGAACGTCGCTACAAAGTGAATGTAAAGCGATGTCCGGTCTACACGGAATCACTTGAACAGCAGGTATGGGGTGACAACGGTGAGCCGGATAAAACGGCGGATAACGATCACCCCAACGATGCCGGCGGGTATTTCATTGTGAAGCAATTCCCGATCATCAAACCGACTGGAAAAGTCACCCAACTGCGGATGTAAAACCATGCCTGATATTTCAACGCCCAACCTCGACTATAACGACATGGTTGAGGCNATGGGATATTAATGATGCGCTGATGGGCGGCACGCTGGAAATGCGCCGGCAGGGGAAGTTGTATCTTCCGAAATGGCCCAATGAAGACCCTGAAAGCTACAAAGAACGATTAGCGGTTGCAACTCTGCTCCCTGCCTATGAAGAAGCGATCAAACAAAACATAGGGCGCGTATTTGCTGAACCTACGGTATTGAGCGAAAGCGCGCCCGAAAGCATCAGAAAGCTATCTACTGACATCGACATGGAAGGCAATCGCCTTGATGTGTGGGCGCAGCAATTCTTTAGCATCGGATTTCAGTATGGTCTGGTTCATGCGCTGGTGGACTATCCACGAGTGGATACTCAGTCCGTAAGAACAAAAGCTGATGAAATAGCAGCCGGGAGCAGGCCATACGTTACGATGCTGAACCCTCGACAGGTCATAGGCTGGAAGTCGAAAGTTGAAGGGGGAAAGGTCATCCTCACAGATTTGCGTATTCGTGAATCAATCATTGTTGATGGAGATGACTACGGGCAGACGAAGGTTGAACAAATTCGGCATATCATGCCCGGTAAGGTTGAAATATACCGCCGCAAAGCAGGCGATAATGGAGTAGCGCAATGGACGCTTCACGAAGAATGGGCAACCAGCCGTAACGATATTACTCTGGTAACGCTC